GGTTGCTCCCCAGGGACTTCTTATCTTATCCCCGGTTCTACAATCATAGGGACCACCAATTCCGGTGGATCAACTAACAATGGTTATATAAATATTACTCAAACTGTATAATAACAACGAAATTTATTGAACGAACCATCTGGTGAAAACAATATGTCAAACGTTAATCATCAAGTTACAAGAGCGTACATACACCATTCTGTATGTTCAATGTTACGTAACCATAATAAAACAAATTCAAAGAAAAGTTTGCTGCAATTTGTGGTGCATATTGCTCTAAAAATTTAATGTCTAAATGAGAAGTTTGTGAATTAAGTGTTTTAAAATCGAGTGTACCACCCGAGTTGTAAATACTAGGACGTTCACTAAAACAGTACATGTATAAACTTTTGGTAGGTACAGAGAGACCGTGATCCAATGGTTGTTTAAACGTATAGTACAACCCACCGGGGAAGTTTGAAAGAATATTATTATTGTTCAAGTACATTGTTGCATAATCAATCGTATCAATGTAGTTGAGTGACACGCCATTAAAGAACGTCACGGGTGTAGCACTTTGGATATACTCGGATGTATATCCATATGAATATCTTGATTCGAAATAATAACGATCTTGTGTTTCATATGCTTTGTTTCGAACAAACCATACCATCATAGCAACTGGAAATTTAGCTGTGAAATTAAGTCGAGCCAAACCATTTGAATATGTCTGACTAGATTCTTTCCATACACGTGGAACTTTGAAAGTCAAAGGATTAAATTGATAATACATACGTTCCTTAGCTGATAAGTGTATTTCCTCAATCATCAATCGTGGATTAATCAAATCTATGTTATCAGTTGATTGTGTAATCCACGCTTTTGTATTAAACGTAAATCTAACAGACACGGTTGATAATGTAACCGCACACAAAGGAAAGTAAGGTTTGATACGTTTTTTTCCATGCTTGAACCGATCGCAAAAGAAAAAATCGAGTGGCACAATCAAGTTGAGAGTTCCTGTTGCGTCAACGTTTGTGCCTTCCGGTGTTCCGTTGCTTACTGCTTGGTACATACCAAGTTTCTCGTCTGCATCCAAAAACAGTTGATCATGAATTATATACCAATCGTCTGTAATACTTTCATATACCACACCGTCAACCATAAACTCCACTTTATCAATTATTGCTCGACCGACAAGTTCTGTGTATGTATATCCACCCGGCAAAGAACACTGGAGATACATGTTTGACAAGAGATCTCCGCATTCTCTTGGAAATAAATTAACCTGAACAGTTTTTCCAAGATAACCACCAACATTAGCCAATGGCACAGACAAACGCTGTGTAATTGAAAATTCAGTGTGTTGTTTCACTTCCGGGATCCAACTTGAATTACCCCCGAACATATATGGTTCTTGAGCGCCTATTGCAGCCATCGAAATAAGAGCACCAACACCTGAACCACGGTCAACTACAGTATGATACACTTCAGGTCCCTCTGTAGTTGATACATTTGAGTTTAAATCACGAAGTTGTCCAGCTTGACCTTTTATATCAGTTGGATCAAAAATTTTCGGATCATACAAGGAATAGTATTTACTTTGAATATCCGCAGTTGGAGAATAAAAATCTGTAGTAACAATTGAACCAGGTAAAGGTAAGGTTTGTTTGACACTTGATGTTACATTAAGTTTATAAACATAGTCTTGGGGTCTGACGGATGTTCCTAAAACAACATTGGATGTCCCAGATTCGTAGATTACACTATTTATAGTAATAATTCCAGTAACATCAACAATAAGTTCAGATGGTTTTGTGAGTCCTTCGATTGTCCAGTCCTTGTCTGGTGTCGGACCATCAAACTGTTCTACAACGTATACTGTAAATGTGTTTGAATTATCAACTGGTCCGCGAAACACACGTGCCCTTGATATAATCTCCAACTCATATTTGAACGTCAATTGAAGAAGAGAACTCGGAGCGATTGGTACACTACCCGATCCTTTTATAATAGCAGTTACAGCAGAAACATACGGAAACGAAATAGATGGAGGACCTGGGTTTATAATAACTGACCCATACACATTCGATGTGTACGATTTAACGAGAACGCGACCTTGAATTCCATTCAACCCAGTAATGATCATACCGGGTTTAATTTCGAGTCCAGGTGTTGCATCGCTAATATAAACCATAAAAGTTTTTGATGTTGGATCAATCGATGGTGCGTAAAACCCAGTAAGAGTCACAGACGTCGGAAGCTGTTCAACCGACCGGGATTGTCCATCGATAATGTTATTTACAAAATTTCTATATGCTGTAAGTGTTCTGAGACGATCCACGTCGTTTCTAGCGATTTCATAACTAGACCGGTATTGTAAATAAGCTGACGTAAGACCTGTACGTCCAAATGGTGGTAAAGGTGGTGATAAAAGAGTAACATGACTTTTAACTTCAGTGAGTTTACTTGAAAATTCTGAAACAAATGCGTTTATATATGAACGTTGCTGAGATGTTCCAAGTGCAGACCGAAGCGAATCTACGTCCAAGAAATAAGAAAGCATAGGCAAATAAGCAACGAATACAATCTGCTGATCAATAGAATCTGGTAAGCTTTGAAATCGACGAAGTTCAGAAAGAATGTCATTTAAAGATGTCGGTGTGTGAACGGGTGGAATAATTGTATCAATTGCGTCACGAAGTGCTGGGAGCAACCTGAGAAATTCATCCTTGGTTTGAGCAGTCTGTAAATTCACGATTTGGGACTGTATAGCCGAGTTTGGTGCAGTAATTCTAAAAGAACTCTTATAATACATAAGAATCTGTTCGTCTGACATATTTGGACCAGGTATGGGGTTTAATAATGTATTTTGAGTCAAGTTTCGAACCTGTAAAAGAGAATAATACAATGAACCCTGAGACGGTCCGTAAAAGCCACTGACTGTAATACTTTTTACATCAGGTATATTTAAAATGTCTTTATATAGTGCAATAAACTGCGCCCTTGTTGGATTGGGTGGCAGGCTATTTAAAATATACTCTGCCGACATTGCACTCAACCTTTCAATTAACCGTGTGATCATAATAGCCTTATCACTCTCCGATGTTGTCGGTGGAATAATTTCATCAATGTAGATGGTATCACTCAGATTTTCTGTACTCATCTCTATAAGGACTCAAGATCTTGTTTCCACAGGTTCGACACGGTCGTCGCTTCGAGTGCTGCGAGTTCCGCCTGCAGTTCATGGATGTGCTTCACCGTCTTGTTGATTTCCTCTGCTGTGTACTGGTACGTCCTGACCGAAACCAACAGCTCATGTGGAAAACCGAGACGCGTCATGTCGCTCTCAATGTCTGCTCGCGACCGCTGAAACACGACGAGTCGACCACTCGACACCTCCGTGATGAAACGCGCACGAAGTGTCTCTGACGTCACCTGCTTACGAAGCTCCTTGATGAGATACGCCTTGCGAGTCTTGTACAGTGCGAGGCGAATTTCAAGATAATCCACCAGAATCTCCTCTGGGCTAGCGTACTTTTTCACAGCACCGTTCGGTCCAATCAGATACATATTACTCGTGTGAATCGTCTTGACAAGTCCAAGCTGCTTCGGATCGTTGAGCTCCGTCCACACTGTAAAGTCGGCATTCGTTTCAGTCGAGTGATTCTCGTAACGAACCTCGAGTCCATCAAGAAACTCTTTGTAATCCTGAATCCACTTCCCTGGTGGCAACTCAGTCACGTGAATCTTGTCACCCTTGCGCTCAAACGTCCCAGTCAAAGTCCATGTATGTTCACCCGTCTTTTCCGTCTTTCCGGTAAACCCTCGAAAGTGCGGTTTCATCGCCTCCATCGCCTCGCCTCGAAGCGCGTGAATGATATTCTTCGTCACCACCTTTGGATCATACGGTGGGACGTACGATGAAAATCCAGTGCCGATCCCCTCTGCTCCATTCACAAGGACCATAGGCACAATCGGAAGGTAGTGCACCGGCTCCACCTGCTGACCATCCTCCGAAATGTACTTGAGCACGGGTTCGTCGCGCACGTCAAACAACTTGCGAGTCTTTTCAGCAAGTCGAGTGAAAATGTAACGAGGACTGGCTGCATCCTTCCCACCCATCAGACGTGTCCCAAACTGACCACTCGGCTCGAGCAAATTGACATTGTTCGAACCGACAAAGTTCTGCGCAAGTCCGATGATCGTCCCTTGGAGTGACGTCTCACCGTGGTGATACGCCGTCTGCTCTGCAATGTACCCACTCAACTGAGCCACCTTGGCATCCTTGGTCAGATTACGCTTCAGACAGGCGTAAATCACCTTGCGCTGACTCGGCTTGAGACCATCTGCAACGTGTGGAATCGAGCGCTTAATGTCCTCGACCGAAAAGTTTGCCATGTCACGATGGATGAAATCAGTCACAGTCAACTGTTTCACGACACCGTATTCGACTACAGGTGGTGTTTCAGCCATATGTCCCGTGAGCCAACCCTTCCGCGCATCCGACATTGCCTTTGAAAATGCCAGTGTCATCGACTCGTTTGTTCGAGAGTCTGGTGTAAACTTGACAGTCAAACGATCAATCATCTTGAAGTACTCCTTCGCCTCTGAAGATGTCGAAGTTCCGAGACCCTTGTAGTACTTGACATTGCCACGCGACTGACTCGCCCGAAAAGCCTCCTCCGTAAAATACCAATCCTTTCCCGCCTTGATCACCGGTGTCACCATAGCCACAACAAATCCGAGGTCCAGCAGACTTGGCCAGAAATGATGAATCATGTTGAGCACCAGACCCTTGATGTGACTCCCGTCGAGGTCAGCGTCAGTCATAATCATCAAACGTCCATATCGAAGTTCTCGCAGAGATGTATAGACACGACCATGTTGCAGACCCAAAATCTTTTTCAAATCAGAAAACTCTTGATTGTCAGTCAACTGTTTTACGCTAGCGTCCCGAACGTTCCTAGGTTTCCCCCGGAGTGGGAAGACGCCATATGCATTGCGACCTACGATGCTCAGACCCGCAACCGCGAGCGTCTTGGCTGAGTCCCCCTCAGTCACAATCAATGTACAGTCGTGACTCTTTGCAGTTCCAGCCCAGTTGGCGTCATCCAGTTTTGGAATGCCGGTGATGCGATTCTTCTTTGTGCCGTCTGTTTTCTTGAGTTCCTTTTCAGTCTTGGACACTGTGAGTGCCGTGAGGTCATCGCCAACACCCGACGCTAAGACATCCTTGATAAACTTGGGCTTGAAGTCGTACGTGACGTCCATCTTTGATGTACACTCCGTCTTGGTCTGGCTCGAAAATGTCGGATTGATGACCGTGCATCGCATCATCACAAACAGGCTCGCCTTGATTTGAGCTGGACGAATGCCTGTTGCGAGTTTCGGTACGAGCTGATTCACAAATCGATCAACGTGAGTACCACCCTGTGTAGTTGAAATGCCATTGACGAATGAAATTTGTTGGAATGAACCCGTCGTCGAATGTCCGACGACAATGTCGTGTCCCAGAGTTGCAAAAGGGACATCACCGACGTGCATGCGAGCATAGTCCTCGAGGCTCTTCACTTCGAGACGAGTTCCATTCAAGTACACGTGGCACTTTGGACAACACGCCGCCGCGTCCCAAACACGCTTCGTCAGCACCTTGATCAAGTCGGGAAGTTGGCTCGCGCCCCCCTCAAAACGAGACCAGTCTGGCTGAAACTCAACATCAACATAGCCACCCTTTGCAGCCATAGCGGTGGTGACTGGATCCTCGCACACCGTCATGTTTTTCGACCATTTTTGAACGTACTTTTGGTTCTTGTGCAGTGTTCGCACGACAAACTTGCTTGAAAATACGTTGGTGAGTTTGGCACCGTAGCCGTTTCGTCCGCCAGTCGTACGTTGCTCCGTGTCATCGTAGTTGCTTGACGTCAAAAGGTGACCAAAAATAAGTTCCGGGAGGCGCACACCAGTCTCTGCATGCACGGTTCCAGGGATGCCATCACCGTTATTACGCACTGCAAACAGGTCACCTTGAAAGGTGACGTCGATGCGCGTTGTTTTTTTGGGGTTGATTGAGTGCTGATCGATCGCGTTGACGAGCACTTCATCAAAGATTTTGATGAGTCCAGGAGATACAGAGACACTCGACTGTTCAAATCCATTAGTTGACGAAATCCACGTGTTTGTAGTCTCACGAGCCAACGACCCTACATACGAGTCGGGTCTGCATAAAATGTGCTCGACGTGTGTAAGCTTTTTGTACGACATGATCTATCAAGGTTTCAATTTTTTATGTGCGCGTAAAGTAAATGCCTGGTACTAAACGTGGGAGAAATAACAATGGCAACGGAAACGCCCGTCCGGTTAAGCGCCGTCGTAACATAAACTCGAATGCAAACAGGGAGATTGTAAATAGAAGTGGACTCGGTTTGAATCGTGCGCTCTTGCGTCATCAAGTGTATCAGTCTCTTTTGCAACATTACAGAAACAGAGAATATGCAAACATCATAAGTGCAGTGAATCGTGCTTTGACACGCGCAGGCATCTAAGAAAGAAATGCTTCAAATTCATAAATGGTGCAGGCTATCCAGATTCTGATTGAGAAGCTGAACGATCTCAAGGCGCGCACGAAGGAGACGAATGAGGAGCTGAAGCTGGCGCTCGAGGACACGCAGGTGTACAAGGATATCCTTCAGGCGGCGATGGAGGACAAGCGATACAACGTCACGGAGAAGATTGCCAAGGTGCACGCTCACAAGGTGGCGCTGAAGCACTTTACTCCACCTAAGGAGGATGATAATTAAGTACACATAATGAACAACGACTGTAACGATGAAATCAAGGCTTTGATATCTGAAAGAATGGAAAAGGGTCGCAAGGCGTATGGACATGGTTTGATGCAAAACTCTGGGTATGACTGGGTCCAAGAGGCGCTCGAGGAGGCACTTGACTTGTCAATTTATGTTTCTGCAAAGCTCATCGAGATTCGTCGTGCAATGGAAAAAGATTCTTGACTGAAAGTATGAAAGAGGTGATACACGTCACACGTGCTTCTCCTCCACATAAATGGCGTGCAGTTTTTCCCGATGGGAAAAAGGTCAACTTTGGTCTTCGTGGATACTCTGATTACACTATTCACAAAGATCATGCGCGTATGTTGCGTTATCTCACACGTCACGTGAAGCGCGAGAATTGGAGCCCTTCAGGGCGCTTTAAGGCGGGGTTCTGGTCCCGTTGGCTACTTTGGTCAAAGCCATCGTTGAACGGCGCGGCACGTCAAACTGAACGTGTTCTTGGTGGAAAGTATCGGATTGTCATTAAACTCTAGCCCTATCAAGGACATGTTTTGGTTTGCCTCTAGCCAAATCAAGGGCATATTTTGCGTTGCCTCTTTCTTGCCCGTAGGCCTGATTGTACCAATTTTTGCTTGCACGTCCATTTTTGTTTACCTTTTCAATTCTTGCTTTTGCATTATTCATATTCCTTTTAAGTTGTGCGTTCAATTGGTTATTTCTTAATTTACGTGCTTGTTCACCAATATTTCCATATTTACGGCGGTTTATCCATCCACGAAGTCCGCCGGATACATTTCTTTTTTGGTTATTGTATTTTTTTTTCGCAGCCTCATAATTTGCTTTTGCTTTGTTATATGCTAGCATATAATTGACCCATAATTTTTTGTCATTAATAAAAGGTCCGCGTGGTGTGTATCCACCAACACTTCTGGGTCCTGCACGATTTGCCAACTGACGAGCATATCCTGATGACGCACTAAAGGCTGCCATGCCTTACTGTAAACACATAAAAAAACAACACTCTAAATTTGTAAAATGAATCATCGTCGCGCCTACAGCGATGGCGACATTGACGACGCCGAGTCCGTCGCGGATTCAGTCAAGACGGTTGATGTGTACTATGGGTGGAAGCTCCCTGAGATTGAATTTCACGTAAAAGTTCCCGGCTGGTTCATCGTCATGGTGACTCTCTTCATTTTTCGGGGACCTACATCATGTTAATCACCCGCCGAGTCGTCTGAACAGCTTGTTTGTCAGAATAAGCGTATACATTTTCAAACACAACATTTCCAAAAAAAACATCCCAGGTGAATGGACCGGTTTTACGCGTAACGTGGCTAAAAGTATCTACTTGTTCAACCGCTTTTACAGCACCGTAACGCGTAAAGTATTTTCCGTATACAGTCACTGAAAATCCATGAATGTCAAGTACAGTCTTGTGGGTCTTGGGCTGGTAACTAGAAAATAAGCAACAGTATCGAGGCTTGAGAAAGTTCATGGTGCTTTCGTTCGTCTTGTAATACCCAAAGAAGTTTCAAGTGTGCTCTTTGCACGTGCAAGTGGCTTGGGTCGCTTGAGTACCAGATCACATGAATTTTCATCACCTGGTTTCCGTGCCGGTACAGCATTCGATGCTATGATCGTAGGCATCATATGCGTTTCGTACGGCATGAAAACTTGAACATTCGAAGACCCTGAACGAAATTCTTCAATTGTGAGTGTCCCCCCAAACACCTTGAGCGCAGTTCGCTTGGGGGAGGCTTTTGTGGATGTGTATTTTTTCATGGCGTGCTGTCTCATCAACGCGAGGAGCATTTGACGCTCACCCGACCGTGGACCCCCCTCGTTCAAAATATACGCCTTTGTACACTCCCACGAACAAAAATGACCAGTCGTCTGAAAATGCTTACGCTTGTCGTCATACTTGTACGGAGCATGAAATGCCGTACCTTCAAATGGATGACAACACCACCAACACCATGGCGCAGCGCCAAGTCCGTCGGACTTTTCCATCTTTACTTAAAAGTCTCTAGGTCTTTAATAACATATGAGTCTTTTAAGCATTGATGTTGGTATAAAGAACCTTGCCATGTGTCTGATTGACTCCTCGACACGTCGCATCTATCAATGGGACGTGTCTGGTGTTCCGCCGCAACACGCCGACGGACTCTTCAAGGCTCTTCGGACGCATCTCCGAGGCAAGCCATGGACAATGGATGCACACACTGTTCTCATTGAGAAACAGCCGGATCGGAACAAGACGATGAAGGGTGTCGAGCACTTTTTGCACACGTACTTTCTTTGTCACGACAAGAATGTTATCGTGTACGATGCACGTCACAAGGTTCCGGACATTTCAGGTCCAGGGCGTGCACGGTACATTCAACGAAAAAAAGCATCCATCGAGCGGTGTCGCCAGTTTTTACAGGAAACACAACCCGAATGGATTCAGGTGTTTGACAAGCACAAGAAGAAGGATGACTTGGCAGACACGTGTATGCAGGCTTTGTCTTTTATTGATCGAACACCTGAAGAACCGGCTGTAGAAGTCAAAGCGCGTCCCCGCAAACCGACAGAGAATCAGATGCGGACCAAGTACTCCAAGGCGAATCTGGCGTGGCTTGTCGCACAAAAGAAGCACACGACGGACAAACGATTTGACAAAGACTTGAAAAGGTACTATCACTCTCTTGGTGAACTTTTGAACGAGTTTAATTTGTCACTTCATTAGTAGAACATGTCATTAACAACAACATCTACTGTAGCCGTGAGTACATTTGCAGGTTCCTCGTGGGGGTATGCTGATGGTCAAGGTACAGCTGCACAGCTCAGCTCACCGAATGGTCTTACAATTGATTCAGTTGGTAACTTTTACGTTGCAGACACATTTAATAACAGAATTCGTAAAATAACACCTTCTGGACTCGTGAGTACATTTGCAGGTTCTTCTGCAGGTTTTCTGGATGGTCAAGGTACAGCTGCACAGTTTTATAGACCATCTGGTGTTGCAATTGATTCGAGTGGTAACCTTTACGTTGCAGACACATTTAATAACAGAATTCGTAAAATAACATCTTCTGGACTCGTGAGTACATTTGCAGGTTCTGGGACTGCAGCTTATCTAGATGGTCAAGGTACAGCTGCACAGTTTTATAGACCATCTGGCGTTGCAGTTGATTCTGGTGATAATGTTTACGTTGCAGACCGAGTTAACCATAAAATTCGTAAAATAACACCTGATGGACTCGTGAGTACATTTGCAGGTTCTTCTCCAGGTTCTCTGGATGGTCAAGGTACAGCTGCACGGTTTTATAATCCATATGGCGTTGCAATTGATTCTGGTGGTAACTTTTACGTTGCAGACACATTTAATAACAGAATTCGTAAAATAACATCTTCTGGACTCGTGAGTACATTTGCAGGTTCTGGGACTGCAGCTTATCTAGATGGTCAAGGTACAGCTGCACAGTTTTATAGACCATATGGCGTTGCAATTGATTCGAGTGGTAACCTTTACGTTGCAGACACAGATAACCACCGAATTCGTAAAATAACATCTTCTGGACTCGTGAGTACATTTGCAGGTTCCTCGTGGGGGTATGCTGATGGTCAAGGTACAGCTGCACAGTTTTATAATCCATATGGCGTTGCAATTGATTCTGGTGGTAACCTTTACGTTGCAGACGGATATAACGACCGAATTCGTAAAATAACTACTAGTTGTAGCCAACCGACCGGAACACAATACGTCACTGCGACATGTACATCTACGACAGACACTGTGTTTTTAAACTCACCGACTTGTAATGCCGGTCAGTTCCTCATGGGGTTTACCCCTGGTTCATCTACAGCATTAGGATCACCAGGAACGTGTACAACATGTAGCCAACCGACCGGAACACAATACGTCACTGCGACATGCACATCTACGACAAATACTGTTTTTTCAAACTCACCGACTTGTACCACTGGAAGTACATTCCTC